CCAATGTGAAGGCCCGGCACGTTGGCATAAATGTTTTTACCCGTGAGTAATCCACTTCCATGATTACCTTCGTACTTAACCTGTTCCCCGATGATGAGGGTGTTGGGGTTATTGTCAAGCGATTCGATGCCCTGACCGACTGTGATGGTCTGGCTGTTCTCAGGTGCAAGCTGGATGTCATTTCCGATTGTCACACTGTAATCGGGAAGCGGCAATCCGCGACTTGATGCCAGTCCGATGGTGTTCCCAAATGGTGAACCTGCCGGATCGTCACGACGGTCTGCGCCGAATTGAAAACAGAGTTCACCCAGTGCCTCCCATGTGTACCCGTAACGCTCGCAGCAGGTCTGTGTTGCGCTTGCGGGATCACCGTTCTGATCTACGAAGTTCACCGTGCCATTCAGGTTCACAGATGCAGGTATCACAGGACAGTCAGCCTGAGTGTTGATGATCTTGATAAGTTTCACCTGCGTGCTGTCACGATCTCCTAACCGGTAGCCGTTAATCTCAAGCACCCGCCAGTATGAATCCTTCACCCATATAACATCGTTAAACTTCACATTGATCGCGTCGGCAAAAGTCAGATCAAAATAGGCTGTCATTATTCGCGCTTCAGGTGAATAGATTTCGTTAAGGTAGTTTCGGTAGTACAGGTTGAACAGGTTGTTGTACGGGTGTCCGATGATCTGATGTGGCTGCGCTTCAGGGGCAAAATTCAGATCAAAGTCCTGAACTTCTGCATTGACCGTGCTGTAATGATTTGCAAGGTTCACGCTCGTAATTTCACCCACTTCATCTGTGATGTCGTCGTACAGTGCTATGTCAGCCGTACCTGCGATGTACAGGCAGCGAGGGCCAGGCACTACAAATTCACCCTTATCGTTCACGAACTTCGGGATGATGATGCCCGTTCCGTTGATCGCGTTTGACGGCGTTGGCTGCGTAACCAGTTGAACCGTCATTTCACCCTGCGCGAAATCATTTGGCACTTCCGATGAATTGACAGTGTAGCCTTCGATCTTGTATTCACCGTAGATACGGCCGGCATCTTGGAAGATTTTATTCCACACGTCGCCACCCTGTTTGTATGTGAACTTCAGCTTCTGATGTTGTAGTGAAGTTGTCGGTTCAATGATGTAGTCCTTTGAAATATCCAGTTTGCCCGTCCAGTCGCGGTCGTCACCACTTCCGATGTAAGTGCCAAGCGATTCAAATGTCAGTTTGTTTGGAATGTTGCGGTCAGGGATGACGGCCAAATTGTGCATGGCAATAACGTCGCGCACGAACTCCATTTGCGTCATGTCCGGCGCGTTCAGTTTCAGATCAACCGTTTGACCGTATAACGCACCCTCGAAACCGATGAGTGCGAAACCTGTGCCGCTGGCAAAGTCATTGTCAGCATCACCGAATAGATCCACAACGGGAGTGCCACCGGCCATGTATAATCCAATGGTGTCACCCTGCGAAAGTGTGACCGTCACGTCATACTGAATATTGATCGTCTGACCAACTGCGGGTGCATAAAGCGGTGTTGCACCTCCGGGAACTGATGCGCCCGACGTGGTGTTGCGAAGCCTGAATGTAACAAACGGCGCACCTGCTGGATTGGTGTCACGTCTAAATGTGGCGAAAATCTTGAAGGTGTAAACCCCATCGAACGGGGCTGTATAAACCGATGTCGCGAAGTTGTTGTTATTGTCGTATGATTCAGTCAGTCCGGTAAGCTGTGAACCCACCAAACTATTCTGAAGGTTCGACTGGTTTGTCGTGTATCCGGCTTTGAAGAAATAACCCTCTGGTGGGATGTCATACTTCAGAGCCTTACCATTGACAAAGGGCATATAATACCCATCGAGTACGGTAATGAGTGCCGCCGCGTCGTAATCGAAACCGGCCTCACGGATGATCTTATCAAACAGCCATGACCATTGGATCATCGGTGTCATTTCAGCGGCGTATATCGGTCTGTCCGGATTCAGCACTACCCGCGTACCTGATTCACCCGCTTCGCTGAACTTATACCCGCGATCAATCAGTGCGTACCTGTATGGCTCAGTCGAGTTGGTAACCGCTGTAAACGTAACCGCGTGATTGAGATCGTCGAGTGCTGCGATGTCCGCGAGTTTCTTCGTGCCAAGTGCCTTTGACAAATTCGGAGTTTCCGAATAAAACACGACCTCCAGCGACGCGATCATCCCGTCCTTAATAATCGAGCGCATGACCTGAATGTGACCTGTGGCAAATGGCATCGAGTTAACCCGAAGTTCAGCGTCCATCTTAACGTGGAAGTAGTTATTGGTTGGTGAAACATTCGGCTCAAACAGTGCGCTGAATATCTGCTGATTGTTGGTGTCAAACGGTACCCGAAACGAGCGCGAAAATCCGCCCGTTGCCTGAAAGTTCTGAATATCGGTGAACCTTGATGTAATGGCAATAGGGTCGTTCTCGAAAAGCGAAACGATTCGGCCTGATGAGGATTCTATGAGTTGGATATCGGTCGTCATACGTATTGGTTAGCCATTGCCAGTTTCAAGTTCAGGTTCTTAAGTTTTCCGTTGCGCTCACGGGCAAGTGTGTAATCGGTGTTATCGATCACAACCGGATAGAATGTGCCATCGTCTTGCAGCCAGTGAACTTGACGCGATACCAGTAATGATTGCAGAAAAATGAATTCATTCTCACTGATCCAATCCGATGTAACGGTTAACGACTTGGTGGCCTTGACCGCCTGAATGGTTGTGCCTGCGTCGTATGCACCGTAATCGAAAGTATCTGTTCCATACCCTCGCAACTTTCTAAATGATGTTCGTTCGATGTTTAACGATTCCTCATTCTTCTTGATGAAGTTGAAGTAATCCCACCCACCGCGAGAGTTCTGCCATGCAAGACGAACCTTGTTATGTTTACAGTCAGACTGCCCGTAGAGTTCCGCGTTGTAAAAAACATATAGTGCGCTCACGGCCGCATCCGAAACGTTCTGTGCGCGAACGGTGTAGAATCTCCAATTCGGAGTATTGGCAGGCGCAACGTCAGGAAATGAAGTTGCCAAATTCATAGGATAGACACCCGTGCTGAGTAAGTCACCCTCGAATCCTTCTATCAATTCAGACGTGGGTGCGCCTGCCGCATCGTATATGGTGATCAGTATTTGGTTAATCGTATTATCTTGTAAAATATCATCTCCGTAGATATAAGAAAACACACCCCAATCGGATGCAAATGTTGGAATAAAAATCGTCTGTGCGCTTGGTGTTATTCCAAAGGATTGAGCCTTGTCCCAAATGTGAGTATTATATTTTCGATCTGAAAAAAAACGCTTCGTGTTATCGTTCAGATTAAAGGCTTGGTCAGTGTTTGATCCCTCGGTATATACTGAAAAACCTGTCTTGTTATCGAAGTAGCCGTTTAAGATGTAGAACGTATCAAGACTTTCCTCTGATCCTGCGTTCTCTGTCAATATACCATCGACAAGCCACCATTCAGTAATATCAATGTTGACCTCTTTTATATCCTCCGTGTTTTCTGTGTAACCGATGGCACTATTTTCAGCATGGACAGTTCCGCCAAAATTAGCATTCAATCTATTATCCAGTAACGACCTAAGATCAACAACCGTGGTTGATACGGCCGCAGGAGGAACGAAAAGAACAACAGTATCTGCTCCAACTGTGACCTCAACACGATAGCGAAAACCATCTTCAGGGGTGTTGTCCGAAGCCAACCCGATAACTACGGGGTGACCTATTAAACAGAGCGGTCGTGGGTGTTGTTGGATAGTTATTGCCATCTTATTTCAATTTCAATCTTAATTCAATTTTCTTTTCAATGTAACGATTTATTGCCGCTTCGTTTTTTTCGAGTACAGATTCAATCGCGTATTCGTAAAATGGGAAAGGTTCAATTCCTTTTTTTCCGATGGAGCGAGCCATGAGAAATGCAGCCGAACGCCTTGCCTGTGGAGTGGACTTGATGAACCCGCCGCCTTTTTTCTGCAAACGAACATTTTTCTGTTGAATCCACTTTTCGATCTTATCTGGTGGCGGCATCTTTGCGCCCTTGCGCCTTCCTTCGATGACGAAACGAATGTAATTTGCCGCTTCACCCCTTGCGCCAAGATCAATGATCCCCTTGCCTGATCTTTCTTTGATCGTGTAGGATAGGTTGTCGCGAAGTGTACCCGAAGCAATGGATCGACGTTTTTTACCTCTTACCGTGCGTGTCAAACCAAGTTCACGCTGCGCAGCCTCTACGATTTCCGCGCCGAGGGTATCGAGTAGTATTTTGAGTTCGCTCATGGTTATATCTGATATGACACCGCGCCCTGAATGGTTACGCCTGTCGGGTTCGTCGTCCATGTGGGGCAGACTATCTTAATCTCCCAATAATCATCCGCATTCAGCGATATGTCCATGCCCTGATTGTTCAGGATGGCGTATGAGTTTGCACCGGGATTCCATGTCATTGTGCCTATGAGATAGTCCGTTGTATTATTCACCCTCACGGATACGGTGACAGTTTCACCCGAACCTGTTACGGTAGTGAATGTCTGAATGTCGATGCCGACTATCCGACGAGCCGAGCCAACATAAACCCGGCGACGTGCTGCGGTTGTCGATGGTGCGGCGGCCATTGACTGAGAAGAGCCGATATAGTAAGTCAACGTGTCTTGAGGGTTAAACACACCACCCGAACCGAGTACATAGGTATCGATTACACCAAGCGCAGTCCGCATTTCGGCTGCGGTCAAAGCAGAAACCGTATTGTCTGCATTGATGCGGAGAAACCTGATAGCTGACGGGTTCGATAAAACGAAGATGTTTGAACCGACTGTTGAAGATCCGAGTTGTGTGCGGAGATTTGATGCGTCTGCGGCGATTCGTGCAGATAGCGTCGTAGGTGTATCAAGTACGCCTGAAGTCACTGACACAAGTCCTGTGCCTGATGGAGCAGGTCCAGTTGCGCCTGTCGCGCCAGTTGCTCCGGTTGGCCCTTTGATGTTCCCATGCAATGCCCATACCCCTGCTGTTTTCAAATAAACGTCACCGTTTGAAACGTCAAAAGAGTAATCTCCATCCTTTCCAAGTCCTGAGCCGGGTACTCCGACCTTGTTATACCAAGTCGAACCGTCTGCTCCGTTTGCGCCTTGTATGCCCTGAATGCCCTGAATGCCCTGAATACCTTGTGGGCCTTGTTCACCTTGCGGGCCTTGCGCTCCCTGTGGCCCAAGTATGTTTGCCACAACAGAATAAGCGCCGCCTGATTTCAGGTACACATCACCGTTGTCATCGTTCAGGTAGTAGTCACCGTTTGAACCGAGTGAATTGGAAGGTACGCCCGAACCATTGCGCCAAACCGAACCACCACCGCCACCACCACCAGAACCCGTATAGTTGATCTGCACGCGACCATCGCCGAGATCAACCACTTCAATATCGTCACCATCGACAAGATCGAGCAAAGTCTGAACGGTGTTATCTGTTCCGTTAACCTGAAGGGTGATACCGACACCCGAACCTGAGCCGCCCGAACCACCCGCACCACCGACTGAATAATCGGCAGGTATGTCACAAGCCGTCCAGTCGTATGGCACGATTATCGACGCGGTAAGGGCAACACCTGTGAGGTAGTTGCTTAACTCGTTGGTAAGCGGCGCAATCGTCACACCTTCCCCGACTTCAACATCCGAACCGAAAAGGACGTTACCATTGCGGAGTTCAGAAATCAAGTCAAGGGCAATCTGCATCATGTCGCTGATCGCCTCACGCCTGTGTTCATTGGGTTCAACCTTATCCGATGGGCGATCCATGAACGTGAATGTAAATGCGTATTCGATCTGACCTGGCGATGGTGTAGCCTGTGACAGTTCAGCGTGCATCCAGGGGTATTCGTTTATCATGGCCGTGTCAACCTGTGCAAGATCGCCATGAGTGAAACGCCTGAGCATATAATGACCATCGGCGAATGCCTGAAGCCTGTCTATGATGTTGTTGTATGTCCTGTTCACAGTTTTCGTCTTATTTCTTCAAGTCTCTTATCTTCAGCATACACAAGGTGCATAAACACCTCATGCGCTGGCCTTGTCAATACCTGTTCAAACTTCGTCACGTCATGACCCGCCAAGAGTTCGATGATATGAAACCATCCGTAAACCTCACCAAGTCCTTTGAAGCCGTGACTTACCGGCTCATCTCCTTCATCGGTTGCGCTTGCAAATATTCGGTCGAACTTCTTAATAGTTCGTTCAAAATAGTCGAAAAAAAAAGCAGTGCAGCGTTAACAGTATTCATGTCCATCCGTTCAATAAACTGCGCGTGTGCCACCTTTTCACTGTCATATTGCGCGATCTTATACCACCCTCCAAGTTTGGCCTCAATAGGTCGGTACAATATGCCGACTAACTTCTCAAACCATTCATATTTCCCTTCTTTCCAGATCAATTTCCTGAGTTCATCCAAATCAACGTGTTCGGCAAGTGTCATCGATTCAAGGGATGGAATGAATCCGAGCCGCATCTTTCGCGTCATCTTTCGGATGGTCACGTCTCTGACCAGTTCACCGGTCGTCTTGTCGCAAGCCTCGCTGAATGTATGGATGATGTAGTTAATCGTGTCCATCTTCAGCTTCATCACCTCATCGCGCTTCAGTTTGGTGATGACAATAACGCGCTCGATGTCATCAACTGCCTTTTTGAAGTCAACGAACTGTCGAACGGTTATGTCTCGTGGATCGGATGGAAAAACAACCCTCATGCTGTAATATAGATTTGGTTCATAAATAGGTGTTAAATCTTGTCGGGTATTCCGATAACAATCGGCTTGCCATCTTCACCAGTCAATTCCTGACGTTCGACGTAGCCGCGTTTTTTGCCTTTTGTTTTCAAGTAGAAGATCGTGCTGCTTACTTCACCATTTTGAATTTGTTTGTGCAGCTGACTTTCCGCGAAGTCGAGGGCGATGTCTGCGATGCTATCAACCGCTGCCTTGTATGCCTCATCTTCACGATACCATTCGTAATGAGTTTGGCGAGATATACCAACCGTTTTGCAAGCAGTCGTTACCACTCCAAGCGACTTTTCCAAAGCCTCAATCATTGCTTTTTTATGTATGTCAGTTGTCGTAAGGTTCGCCATTTCGTTTTATTGTTAATGTTGGATCAAGTTTTCTCATTCGGTCGATTATGACTTGGCAGTATTTCGGGTCAAACTCTACTAAGTATGCTTTACGTTGCATTTGATGGCAAGCAACCATTGTTGTTCCACTGCCTCCAAATCCATCAGCAACAATATCGCCTTGCTTTGAACTATTGCCTATCTGATAAGAGAATAAAGGGATTGGCTTCATAGTGGGGTGTTCAGCATTTCTTTGCGGTCTATCAAAGTTTAGTATTGTGGTTTGCTTTCGATCAGAATACCATTCATGCGCTGCACCCTCTTTCCATCCATAAAGACAAGGTTCATGTTTCCATTGGTAATCTTGCCTTCCCATAACCATTGTTTGTTTAACCCAAATCAAACACTGCTTTACCATTATGCCAGCGTTCTTCATTGCCAACCTAAAGTTTGCACCTTCTGAATCAGCATGCCAAACGTACCATGCGCCTCCCGCTTTTGTATAGCTTCCTAATGCCGTGTAAAAATCATAAAGAAATTGATAAAATGCATCATTCGACATTGAATCGTTTTTAATAGTAAGTGCGTCTTTAGTTTTGCCTTCATAAGCTACATTATAGGGTGGGTCGGTAACAACTAAGTCTGCCAACTGCCCATTAAACAACTTTTCAAACGTATCTGTTTGGGTACTATCCCCACAAAGTAACCTATGCTCCCCAATCTCAAACAAATCGCCCAATACAATATCTGTTTCAATCCCGTCTTCAGGAACTTCAAAATCATCTTCTTCGGCCTCCAAATCAACCCCCATATATGGAACGTCAAGTCCCCACTCTGTAAGTTGCTCGGTGTCCCATTCGTTAGCGATCATATCCCAATCCCATTCACCAAATCCGACGTTGTCTTTGATGATGAATTGTCTTTGTTCATCTTCGGTAAGATCGGAAGCCTTGATGATGGGTATTTGTTTAATTCCTGCCTCCTTGCAAGCCTTTAATCTCATATTACCACCGAGAACAATCATGTCGTCATTTACAACGATTGGACGTATCTCAAGCATCTTTGGAAAGTCCTTGATTGACTGAACAAGTTTGGCGAACTTTTCATCCTTGATGATTCGAGGATTGTTAGGGTTCGTTTTGATCTCTGATATTTTTACGGTCTGAATATTCATTTTTCCTTATTTTATTGGTGTTTTGTCGGTGGCAGGTTGTGACACTACCCCCTCATCTACCATCTGAAGCCTGTTAACCTCTTTCAGTATGTCTGTAATAACTGACTTCACACATGGCGGGCAGGTTGTACGGGGATTCACCTTGCCTGTGATCTTGTCGAAGTAAGACCATAACTGTTTCTGTTCTTCAGGCGTTAGGCTCGACTTCTTCGATAGTGGAACGATGAACTGTCTGATATCCTGAATATCCTTGTTTGATACTCCGAAGGCTGACCATTGGCCGATTGGACAGGAGGAAAAACGATACTTCGCTTTCCATTTCATCACACATCCGCATAACCTGATCTTGTTTCGGTAGTGCGTCACGGTCTGACCGGCGATCAAAGTGCCGCACGAACCCGTTTCTTTCTTGAAGAACTTACATGAACGGCACTTCGCGATCCGCTCGTTAAATATCGCTGGCGGTACTATTGGAATATTCCACATATCGTTTCAGTCGTTTTATGGCTTGTTTCAAATCGTTGGCTAATGTGTTCATCTTCACTCCCGTAATTTCTTGAGCGTCCGAATAATTGAATCCGGGTGTCATCCAAAGCAAGATCAATTCACGGTCGTAATCTGACAGGTGGCGCATGATGAGGTGCAAGTTCTCACGGGTCATCATGATGTTCAAGGCATTCATCCGGTCGTGATAGTCATGCTCCGATATTACCGCGTCGGTCATGGCATCGTAATCGATGAAAATCGGCTGTGACTTCTTGCAGTTGACCTGAATCCATACTGCCCGTGACAAGTAGAACTCCAAACTCCCGCGATTAAAGCAGTCGATGATCGTGTCCAGCCTGTGATCGGCAAGGCAGCTGACAACAATATCATGAACGATATCCTCCGCGTCTTCCCGGTTCTTTCCCCGCTTGACAAGTAGCCCACGACACCGGTCGATGAGTATCGGGTAAAGTCTTTCAATCTCTGATCGAAAATTATCTTTACTATTTTCTTGCAAGATAAACTTTTCTTTATATCTTTGCAAATGTAACCAAAAAACTATGGTCAAAGGAAACTACAATAACAACTTCTCGAAGATGGTCGAAGATCACTTTGGAACGCTCAAACAGTTTAAGGATCAAATGGGCATCAGTCATGTGACAGCTATCCGGTATCTCCGGACACCTGGAGCCATGCGAGTGGACTTCGCGCAGAAACTTGCCACAGAAATGCAAGTAGATGTATGTCAGATAATCGGGGAGGGTGAAGAATGAACAGCATCATCCATCCAAACGTCGTAATCGGCAAGAACGTAACCATTGGGAACTTCTGCGTCATCGGATACCCTGCCGAACATCCGGGAGTTGTCGATCCAAACGCAGAGCCTCAGTTTACAGTCATCATCGGCGACAACACCATCATCCGCGATCATGTGACGATCAACGCCGGACACCTTGAGAATACAGTAATCGGTTCGGACTGCTACATCATGAGCCATGTACACATTGGCCACGATGCTCGCATCGGTAATAAGTGCGTACTTCATACGTCATGCGTCATCGGTGGTCACAGCACCATCTTCGACCGTTCACGAATCGGACTGAATGCTTCACTGCATCAGCACACAGTTATCGGTGTCGGGTGCATCGTCGGAGCGCAGTCCTTTGTCAAAGGAACTTGGCGGGAGAATTACCGTAAGATCGCAGGAGTGCCAAGTAAGGACATCGGATTCAACACAATCGCGTGGTCAAAGTTTTGTGATGATATTGATAAAAAGTGGGGGGAATGAAAGTAGCAATCTGCATACCGTTCTACCTTCGCGGCAATTCCGTGAACTATGCCTACAAACAAACATTCAGGCACTATGCCTCACTTGGATACCCGTTACACCTATGCGGGTCGGAAGGTAGTCTGAGCCGTGACTTTTGTCGTGAGTTCCTGTCCGATACAGTAAAGTATGTCGAAGTTCAGCAGACAGCGTTCTGTAACATATCACGCGGAGACAGTCACCTGAGATCGAAGTTTAACCGCTCGCTTGCCACGCTCGATGTTTATTCGCCTGATTGGTATTGTTTAGCCGGTGCAGATGACATTGCG